CTAGCGCGCTGATTAATTATCCGAGACTGGACGAGGGGGACTACTAGTAATCAGCTCATTTAGTTGATTTCACTCTGATATCATAATAAATAGTAACATGAAGATAACGTTTAAATTAGAATTTAATCCGACTAAAGAAGATATTGAGAAATATGGATCAGATCCCCGGACGTCTATTAACAAATATATTGAAGAGATGATTCAAAATAGTAAGTCCGATTATAACAATCCGGCAAAATGGAATGTGGAAGAGGATGAAGCTCCACAGCAATGTTGCAACGCGACAACACCTGATCAAACACCTGATCAAACACCTGAACAAGCACCTGCAGCACAAAAACAAGGAGCAAGAGTAGGCCCAGATGTTCGCGAAGGTAACTTCAGTGATCCCTTTGCAGGTACTACTTGGGGTAATAAATGATTAAGTACCTAACACTTTGCAAATAAATCGAAGTATTTTACTACGAACTATTTCAGATCGACCGAACCTGAAAGCAAATATATTATTATCAGCGCAATCTACAGTAGAAAACTTCTGAAACACTTCACTAAAGCCAGATTTATTAATATCTGATTGATGTGTGTCACCACAGACAATATATTTTGATCTTCTTCCAAATCTCGTAAGAATAGTAGCTAATTCACTTTTAGTCAAGTTCTGAGCCTCATCAACTATTACGATACTATCACTAAAGGTTAAACCTCTAACAAAGTTAACTGGTATTGCTTCAATTAAGCCTTTTTGCTTTAAAGTACCACATGTACTATCACTAGTAATCTCTCTAACTTTCTCTATTAAAGGCATTGCATAAGGTAGAAACTTATCATCTACCTCACCTGGAAGGGATCCCAAACTTTTAGCAGCAGATTCGATAACAGATCTAATATATATTATACGATCTGCTTTCTCTGCTTTAAGCTCTTGAAGAGCCGCGTATACAGCTATATAAGTCTTTGCTGTACCAGCCGGTCCGTCAACTAATACCATATTAGTAGTATTATTCCGGATACAGCTATGTAGCTCTTTGTGGTTATGGTTAAGATAAAAGGGCTTTTTGATCTTGAAGTCTAAAAAGAAAGCATCTTTCCAGCCTTCTTCAAAATCAACCAAACTTGGTTCACGCTCAGAGCGCGCAGCTTTTTTCTTCATGTATTAATATTTATGTTGAAATAACCAGGTTATATCTTATAATTTAAATAAAATGAGCGATATTGACTGCAATAAAAGAACTATTCTTCTTAGCGATGATAAAGTATTTTACACCATAGAAGGGGAAGGAGAGTTTGTCGGACAGCCCTCTGTTTTTATGCGTGTATCTATGTGCAATCTAACTTGTAGTGGGTTTGCCTCCGAGGCCTCTCCTCATGGTTGCGATTCATATATATCATGGTCTGTTAAGAATAAATTTACATTTAATGAAGTATTTGAATATATGGAAGAAAATAATTTTATTGAACATCTACGCAATAATGCTATATGGAAGCTTTCTGGAGGGGAACCTCTGGTACAACAAAAGGCATTATTGGAGCTAGTAGAGGCATTTATAAATAAATACAAATTTGTACCCCGTATAGATTTTGAAACGAATGCTACTATTAAGCCTGATGATAGATGGGTAACTGAATTTTATGCTACTTTTACCACTTCACCTAAATTAACTACAAATGGAGATCCGGAATCAAAGACTTATAAACCAGAAGTCCTGAAATGGCATAAAGATCATGATTCAGGATTTAAATTCGTAATTACATCTTCTGAGGACATAGATGAAGTATGGAGAAAGTATGTAAAAGACGAACACGGTATTAATATACCGTTAAGTAGAATTTGGTTTATGCCTTGTTGTGGTTCTCGGGATGAACATAACGAACGGTCTCGCGCTGTAGCTGAATATGCAAAAGCTATGCATGTAAACTTCTCTCCAAGACTACATTTATGTATCTGGGACATGGCATTAAAAGTGTAGCAAGGTAAATAAGCTTATGAGAATAGCTTTTTCTGGGACAGCGCATAGTGGTAAGTCAACCCTTCTTAAGAGTTTTTTATATACTTGGAAAAATTTTGTAACTCCAAATAAAACATATAGAGATCTTTTAAAAGAAGAAAGCTTAACACATTCGTCAAAAACTACTTCAAAGACGCAAGAGCGTATTTTGGATTTTATGCTCGATCAACTCCAAACATATGATAAAGATAGTAAAGTTGCTTATGATCGGTGCCCTCTTGATAATATTGCCTACACCATGTGGTGTCATGATAAAAACAAAAAAGGATTTTCAAAAGCGTTTGTAACAAAACAGATACAATTGATGAGAGAATCTATGAGGTTCTTAGATATTATCTTTTTATGTCGTTATAATGAGCAAGCTGGACAAAATACAAATAATGAAAACAACCTAAGAGAGAAAGATACTAGTTTTATTAAAGAGGTAGATAATATTTTATATTCGTTCTATAAACAATATATGTCTAACCCGGGAGCTAATATCTTCTTTCCTAAGGACGATACACCATGTATTATAGTTTTACCTGACGATCAACAAAGAAGAATAGACTTAATAGCTGAATATATTAATTCAGATGGCGAACTTTTCGGTGAAGAGGAATCAATACTTAACCCTGAAAATATAAATGAGTTAGAACGATTGGTTAAAGAGCAGCAAGGTGCTCTAGATAGAGAAGAGACAGAGAAAGAGCTGCATAAAAAGTTTGGACTAGGTAACCACGATCAAATAAAATAATGAGTATAGGGGTAGGTATTATTACTTGTGATCGACCAGATTTTTTCACAAAGTGTAGAGATTCCATAAGTCACAAATCCTATAACCGTTTAGTTGTTGTCAACGATGGTCATGACCCTGTGGATAATGCCAGAGCACCGGTTATTAAGACAAAGGGTAGAGAAGGAGTTGGTAAAGGCAAAAATATGGCCCTAAAACATCTGTATGAAAAGGGGTGTGATTATATATTTTTACTAGAGGATGATATGATAATGTTAGATGACTCTGTCTTTGACAAATATATAAAAGCTCATAAAGCATCTGGTATACATCATTTTAATTACGGTCCAGGTTCTCCATTTAACAGAAAACAAACAATACAGAATTTTGATTTACATAACAGGCATGAATTAGATCAGCATTCTGAACCTAATCCAAAATTAGTTATTGATTATGGTGATGGTGTTAAAATATCACTCTTTCAACATACTGTAGCTATGTTTTCTTTTTATACGAGAGAGATATTGGATAATGTAGGTTATATAGATGAAGAATATTACAATGCCTGGGAGCATGTAGATCACACGTATAATATTATTAAAGCTGGTTACCATCCACCTTTTTGGCATTTTGCTGATATTTTTGATTCACACAAATATATGACCGAAGCGCCACAGGCTATTGATAAATCTTCTATTGCTGAGGATACTGAACAATGGAAGAAGAATGTATACGGTGGCAGAGAGATTTATTTAAGAAAACACGGTCATTACCCCAATCAACCACCGCACGTTTCAAAAGAAGAAACATTGAATATAATAAAACAAATCAAGAAGAACCATGGTCCCGAATAGCTGCATATTTTACTTAGTAAACGAACAAGAGATACATGTTAAAAGACTAGAAGACAGTTTACAATGTCTTAAGGATAATTTTTTACAGCAGTACCCGTATCCTGTTGTATTTGGCCACGAGGGCTTAGCCGACATTACAATAGATAGGATACGAGCCATCGCGCCAAAGAATCACTACTTTCATAAAGTAGATTTTACTCTACCAAAATATAGCGAAGACATAATAGAGAAAATCCCAGAGAAGTTTAAAGGTCATTGGGATGAAAATGCATTCTTCTCAATGGGCTATAGGCATATGTGTAGATTATTTTCCGGAGGCTTAAACAAAGATAGTTTTTTTGATAATGTAAAATATATAATGAGACTTGATTGCGATTCTTACATCACCGGTAAAATTATATTAGACCCCTTTAAGGTTATGTCTGATAGAAAAGCTATTTACGGATATGTAGGAGAAGAAACAGACTTGGATTATGTTGTTGAGGGGTTATTTGACTTTGCTGAAAAGGTTTTACCAACTGATCAAAAACTGGAATATAATAAAATGTACCAGACACACTTTTTTATTGAAGACTGTGAATGGTTTCGATCTGACCCATATATGAGCTATTTTAATGAAATAGATAAAACAGGTAACATTTATATTAAACGGTGGGGCGATGCGCCTATAAAATATCAAGGCGTTATGAGATTAGTACCAAAAGAGAAGCGCATTAAATTTGATTTACCGTATAAACACGGGGGAAATTACAATGGGTAATACATTAGGGAGTTT